ATGGATTGATATACTATGAGCATGTTAAACATAAGGAGAGTATATCGTATCTAAAGAAGGTTAAGTTAAATGTAGAATCACTAATAAATGACAAGAATAAGTAGTTAAAAATAACATCTAAATAATATGAGTAGCATACTTTATGACATGGTATTGATGGAGGCTGATAAGATTAGCTTCTACAAACAAAAAGACCTAGAATTATATTACAAAGATAAGCATGGTAATATCGTTCTATTGGCACAGCCTTATGAAGCAGAAGTACAAGACGTACTTAAACAACTGCTTAAAAGAAAGCGTATGCGTTATTTTCTTACCTTTGCAGAAGGCTTGGATGTAATAAACCAGCTTAGTAAATCTACTAATAGATTACTTGTTCTCTTCACTCAGAATATGGGTTATGATAACAAATTGAAAGACTGGACCATTAGAGATTTCCATAGTGCATTAGGAACGGACATGAAGTTCTTACTTAAATCTATCAAGAATCTATGTGAGAAAGACATTATTAGGTTTACTGTACACAGGAATAAAAGAACATATATGGTTAATCCTACTTATTTCTACAGAGGCTCTATCAAAAGTTTATTTGACACAGTAAAAAGATATGAAAAAGAGTTTCCTCGTAGAGATGGTAAACTAAAAGAAATACAATGAATATAGTTAAACATGCTAAAAACATTCACGAAATACAAGTAAAAGGATGTAAAGCTAAGATAGCTATGCTGTCAGATATACATTGGGATAATCCCAAATGTGATTGGAACTTATTAAAAAGAGACTTAGACTATTGCGTATCAGAGAACATCCCCATAATGATTAATGGGGATTTCTTTTGTTTAATGCAAGGCAAGGGAGATAGAAGAGGAAATAAATCTGATATTCGCCCAGAGCATAATAACGCTAAATACCTAGATAGCGTTGTTGAAACAGCTGTTGAATGGTGGAGTCCTTATGCCCATCTTATAATAGTTATAGGATATGGTAATCACGAGGCAGGAGTTATCAAGTGGCAAGAGACAGACCTATTACAGCGTTTTGTTGACCTATTAAATTATAAAAACAAAACCAATGTGTATGCAGGTGGATATGGTGGATGGGTTATAGTATCTTCAAATACAAATGGTTCATCTACTTATTCAACAAGAATAAAATATTACCATGGATCAGGTGGCGGTGGTATCGTTACTAAGGGAGCATTAAACCTTACTAGAGCCTTAGAGATGTATGAGGGGTTCGATGTATTTACCATGGGGCATATACATGAAAATAGCTGTCGTAATGATGTAAGAGATGCTATAGATTATAGTCATAGAGGTGGATATAAGAACTCTTTAAAGGATATTCACCTTATGCTTACTGGTACGTACAAAGAAGAATATGAAGATGGTAGCAAGGGTTGGCATGTGGAAAGAGGTGCGCCACCTAAGCCTACTGGAGGTAGAATACTTACTATAGATTATAAAAAAGACTATTCAGATGGAGTAGAAAAAATGAATAGACAAATTGATAGCCATAAATTTCCGCTATGAGGATAAATGCTCAGATAGAAGAGATGTGTTCCGTTGTTGAGATGTATCTCTTCGTTAAGAAACAAGTTACCGTTAGAATTGTGTTTGATAATAAGGAGAAAGAAGAACATCATATACAACTGTTACACCAGGCGTATGACGTAGCTGTAAATTTCTTTACCTTTGGTAGATAAATTAGTTTAAAATATTTTTATATCTTTGACAAAAAAAATATGAAGACAGATAAATATTGGGCTTCTAATCCAGATAAGAATGGAAGCTACGTAGATAAAGGAAGAGTAGAGGGGAGACCTGTTGCTGCTCCTACGTTAAAGGATGAAGCTGCTACATCAAAAGAAACATTTAAGTTGATGTACAAGAATACTAAAGATAAAAAATACTGCGACTAATGAAAAAAGGAACTGCGCTTAAAAAAGCTATGCTATCAGAATACATGGGATCTGAAGCTGAAGAAAAATACTCTTCTAAAAAAGATAAGATGAAACACGAAAAAGGTGAATCTAAGAAAGAAGAGAAGAAAGAAAAGTTTATGTCTAAATTTAAAAAGAAGTAATTATGTTACAACCAAAATCAAGTTTAAAAAAATTTACTAGAAAGGCTACTAACGAAGAAGCCGCTAGATTTAAGGCTAAAGAAGAAGGAACGCCTAGATTAGCATTAAAGAAAAGTCAAGAGTATAGAGATACTCCATCAAAAATGGCCACTAGACCAGCTTCTGCTGTGCCTACAAAAGATCTTCCATCTAAATTAAATGCTGCTGTTCAAAAAGCTAAGCAATTTGGAAGAACTATATCTAGTGTTTCAAAAGAATTTGACGGTAAAGAAGTTCAAGGAAAGCGTATTGAATCTAGAGGAGGTAAAAAAGTAAAAGAAGTTTACAGCATGCCTGGAGGAGGAAAAAGAGTAGAGAAAGAACGATACAATCAAGCTGGAGATATTGTGTCTAGAAAAATAAAAGACACAAAAATAAACCCTAGATAATGTACAACCCTGGTATAGATCCTAAGCTTATTCAGAAGGCGTATGCTAAATACGATAAGATGAAGAAGAATAAGAAGAAATCTGATAAAGGTTACTACCCATCAGATAAGATAGCAGATAAACAATTTGATGCTACAACCAGAGATAAAGGATACTGATAATCTTTCAATCAAACATAAACGAGCCACCAAACGAGGTGGCTTTTTTATTTGTCACTAATATTTGCTAAATTTGTGACATGAGTAAAAGAAATAAAGAGGTACTCGAAATTCTTACTTCCGAATGGAAGCCTTCACATAGAGAATTTGAGTATCCACAATCATTTGTTAATTGGATAGATTCCATAAATAGCGGATGGCAGAATAAAATATATCACGAGCCATTTGACATCTACTGCAAACAGGCAGAGCTTTGGCTTCAAGATGACTCAGATATACTTGACTTCGATACGGAAGATGATCAAGTAAATTGGCTATTGACTGAGATACAACGATGTAAAGACAATACACTATACTTCTGTAATAAATACGGATATATCAAAGAAGATAGGTCTGAGAATGGTATGTTAGCATATCAAGCGTGGGATGCTCAGAAAGTACTTCTCTTCCTATTCGACTGTGGTTATTCACTTATGATTGGTAAGGCACGACAGATTGGTTTTACCACTACCATGTGTCTAGCAGGAATGAAACGAGTAAACTTCAATAAATCCTACTTCATCAAGTTTGTTACTCACTCAAAAGATAAGGGTGTAGAGATATTTAGGGATAAGGTTAAATGGACCTATACTAAGCTACCAGATGTAATAGCTCAAGAAGTTAAGAACTGGACTGACCAAGTAATGTCATTTGATAAGAAAGGAGATAAGAAAGGTAGGGAGGATGGTGGTGCATCACGCTTCCAGGTAGATACTCCAGCTGTAGATGCTATCAATGGTGGATCTCCATCAGCGGTATTCATTGATGAGATTGGTTTATTTGAGATATTTGGTGAGATGATGCGTGAAGGTAGGCCAGCCTTATTTAAGTACAGCACAGAGACAGGAAAGATGACTATGCAGCAACAGTTCCTTGCATGGGGTACAGGAGGAGAGATGGATAAGGGAGGTTCTGTATTTGAGTCCGAATTTAAAATGTGTCTTAAACAATGGAAAGAAAAGAATTATGAATACGGTATTATACCTCTATTCTTTAATGCTTACGCAAGGCGAGGTGTTAATGATGCTCATATTAACAATGAGAGAAAGGCTTATTTAGCATTAGAAGGAACAAAAAAAGGTGAAATAGCTAAGGTTCAGTTCCATCAGCATTATCCTATTACTATTGATGACATGTTCTTACGTAAATCACGTACTTTAGTACCTATTCACACCTGTAACCAACGATTAAATGAGATATACGGCCACGACAAGCCTTTAGACTACGGTTTTTTTGAACCTATACTAGATTTTAGTCGCCCCACACCAGATTTATTAACTGAATATAAGATAATAGGTGCTAAATGGGTATCTACAGGATCAAGAGAAGATGTATCTACCTCCGCTGTAGTAATTCATCACCCTCCACAAGGGGAGAAATGGAAGAATAGGTGGTATCAAGGTACTGACCCCATCAACTCAGAGACAGGACACTCCATGATGTGTAGTGCTATATGGGATTCTTTGACTAATTCTGTGTCATCTGTAGTATTCCATAGGGATAGAAAGTTCAAACAGACGTATCTACAGGTATTATTACAAAGTTTATACTACGATCAGATAGGAAGAGGTGGTGTCAAGGAGCTTGTAGAGAATAACATCGGAGATATGCACGTGGATTTCCAGGAGATACATGGATTTAAAAGTAAGTTCACTGCTAACGCACAGCTACCAGAGTATTTTCAGATGCATGGAGGTAAATGGTTTGGCATATCCAATAAGGCTAACACAGCTCCACGTATTATAGCTAAGTTAGAAGAGCTTTTAGAAGCGTATATGCATAATATTGATATACCATGGTTCTGGGAGCAGCTAAAGACGTTTGTAGAGAAAGATTTAAAGAGTCAGAACAGTCATAGACAGACAAGGTATCAGGCAGCTGACCCTAGGTATGATTATGATGACAGCATCTTTGCTATAACATTTGCTTATATCAATAGTATAGCTCATGCTAGGTACGAGCC